CGGCGGCCTCTGCGGTTCTGCGAGTAAATCGTTGCAGAGCCATATCCATCGTCTGCGTAGATACGCCAGTGAGATCAGCGGCATAGCGCAACGCGCCTAACGCCTCTGTGGTAGTTCCTATTTTGGATGCAGTTTTAGCTAGACTATCTGTTGCTTTAAGGCTTCTATTAACTAATAAAGCTAGACCGCCAGCACCAACCGCGCCAGCTATAGCGGTTTTCAGACTGAATACTGCACCTGCGACCTTCTTAATGCCGCTAGTAGCAGTAGAAAATGCGCCTTTTGTTTTATCAAAGGCCTTGATGGTGATTTTTAGGTTCTGGTCAGCCATTCGTCTCGCTCGCTATTTTGTAATACGCCATCCATTCGTTGAACTCAGATACACTTATCTGCTCAATCTCCTCGATGGTTTTGTGAAGCCGATCAGCCAAAGCAATTAGATTCATCCTTGACGGATCGGATCTCAGTTTCCCTCAGCGGCCTCTACAGACTGGACATCAGCAAACATTTGATTGGCTATTTCGGATATTACCGCTGTTTCTTCGCCCATCAAGTCTATGCGATCTTCTGCCGATATAAACAGCTTATTCCCTGCTTCATCTTCTGCCTTCATAACAATTAAATCGACCATTGCGCCCACAGTCGTATTGTTAAGAAAGTTAGGGTGCTTTTTCTGTAGCTGATCTAAGTCATAACAGGTGATAGCCCTGCAATACAACTTAAACGCCCCAGATTCGTCACCCCATGCTGGTACTAATACTTCACGCGCATCTAACTTTCGCCTACTGCGTAACTCTTTTGCTAGTCCCATGATTTAATCCCCTTGCTACGCTGTTGCTTCGGTTACTGCTCCACTGCACTGAATGGAGAAGCTGGCCTCTACCATTCCATCAAAAGAAGCGGTTATAGATCGGCTAGTAACAATACCGCCACCTGAGAAGTAAGTCTCGCCAGTGCCAGTTCCAGTTGGATACAGCTCAAAATCAACAGAAGCTCTTTCATCAAGTACGCCCTGTGGAGCATCGGCCTCATCCCAGTAGCATTCTACAGTCAGGGTGTTGGTTTTTAACCCTGCCTTGTAGCTACGCGCAGAATCACCCATAACGCTATCTTCAATAGGATCAGAACCCCCATCAAAAGTATAGCTGCGAACTTCACCTACTACGGCAACAGAACCGCCTGAAGTCGCAACCTTAACTACACCGCTTGAACCAGTTGTTGTTGCCATAATAAATCACCTTTAAAAGTTAAGTTAAGTTGTTCCCCTCTGGTATTGATACAACACCGTAACGGTAATTATAACGCCACCAATAGGATCTATAGAACCTTCATCAATCTCAACACTGACTATCTGGGTATCTATAGCATAGCCGCCCCTAGTCCTGTCAGTGTCTAAGCCTTCTTCTACAGCCTCTATTATATTGTTTCTCGCGCTATCTATGTTAGCCGCTTTTACATAACAGATAAGCTGGTAATTAATTGTTGCCATCCGCTGAGTTAGCGAACCGCCTAGCGTTGAATCCTCTCTATCTTCGTCTGCGCTTCTAACAAGTATAGCAGGGTATTGAGCATTCGATAGCTTCTCAAAATCAAATGGCTCTCTAGTAACATACTTAATATCTACAGGCTGTTTAACTGCCTTTAAAGTAGTTACTATGTTTTTCGCTATATCTTCTCTCGCGCTCATTTCAACGCCCTAAAAAACACTTGCCCCAATCGCTTATGTTCTTTGTCATTAAACCCAAAGAAAGGTCGGGACTTGTTATTCATTGCGGCTTTTTTAGCTTCTGCCGCCCTTGTAAAAAATATCTCTGCCTGTCGCTTATTAGCTCGGCTAGTCATACTGCCCAGCATCTCCCCTGTAAACTCCAAATCAGGCGTTGTGCTTCTACCTTTTTGTGTCCTAAAAGCACTGTATTTTTCCGTATAAGGCTTAAATATACCGCCCTTATATCCTACACTATCCTTAGTCCTATCCTCGATTATATTGATCCCTGTCTGCGCTGTTATTGATAGAGCCTTCTTTACACTAGCTGATAGCTCTTTGCCGCGCTTCTTAGTTGCTCGCTCTATCTGTTTGGCGTTACTAGCTACAGATACCTGCATTATCTAGTTAGCCTACCATGATGTAGTGACTGCTTTTCTTTTTCAGTAATCACTGAATCATTATCGGCATCGTATTCAACGCCATCACGCAATATAGATTCTAGCTCCTCGCCATACCTCGCTTTATAAAACGAAATCATAGATTGAAACCTGTCACCCTCTACCCAGTTAGTCAATTGTGGTAAAGCGTATTTCCACAGCACCAAATAGGCACTGCATCGGGTAAATTGTGAATCAGTCAAATAGGCTGAATTCATCTCGCCCGATAAACCTTTTTTATCCCACCATCCTATACGCAGTTCTCTTTCAATGTCTGCTTGCGCTCTGGCGTGTTCGCGGTTAAACGAATCAATACCAAGCCCTAAAATGTCGGGAACATAATCTAATAGATTAGCATCTGTACTAAAAGCCATTATCTCACCATTTGACCAAATCAGCCCAATAAGCCGCTGATGCTGTTTTATCTTTGCGGCCTCTTGCTATGTCCTTAGCAAACCTAGCCTTGAATGCTCTGCGCTTAGCCTTGTCTGCCTCACTCTCGCCCTTTCTAGGCGGTTTATTATCAGCACCCTTTTGCCCAAACCTAATCAGCCGCACTTTGTCGCCTTCTTTAGCTAATACGGCATGACTTTTATTGGGATGTTTAGGGGTACGCTTAGGCTTGTTATAACCTTCAAACCGCTCGCCGCGATAGGTAATAGGCATTATAACCTCAGATAAAAGCCCCCTCCGAAAAGGGGGCGATTGTCTTAAAGTGCAGCGTCAGACAGTACTTCAACACCGAAGCTGTCATCAAGCTCGCCAACACCATAAATGGCAGTAGCATTAAGCTCAAAGGCTCGGTTAGAAGCATCGCGCTCAGGCTCGATCTGGAAATCACGCTTCATAGCAATGGCCAGAGCTTCTGGAGCGAATACAGCACCTTTAGCATCGTCAGAACCATCGATAGAAACATTAGCTGACTCATAGATGTTAACGCCAGCAATAGTGCCTACGTAGCCATTTCGCATAGCTTCGTTTTGTAGGTCTCCACCATTGGGGTTAGCAAAAGTGTTAGTCAGGTTAGCTTTCAGAGCATACGCCTGATAAGGATGTACTACAGCGTTAATAACGCCAGTGACCTTGTTAGCGCGTAGAGTTGCAGCCGCTTTGAAAATATCAGCAACAGTTATCTCAGCACCAGCCGCACCGATTGAGGAGCTGAATCCGTCAAACAGAGCAATCAGGTCAGTGTCCATTTTGGTAGCGATAGCGTTACCAAGAACAGTTCCCAGCTCGTCAGCAGGATTGCCAGCACCCATAGCGGCAAGGTCAGTTAGAAGCACTTGAGCACCAACTTCGCCAACAGTGATAGACACTGAGGAAGTTGAAACAGTAGTGCTAGTCATGTCAGTTCCCTCGGTCAAGTCAGCCGCCGCAATTGCAGGGTACTTAGGAACTTGGATAGTTTTGCCAGCTTGTGCGCCAATCTCATATTGGGTAACAAGGCCAAGCATCAAGGATTGCTCCTCGGCAGTGAATCGTGCCTGTGCGATAATATTCGCAAACAGATCGTCTAAAGTTGAGCTAGTAGTTGCAGCCATAATAATAACCTCAAATAAATGTAATAATGGAAAAAGTGTTACCGACTTTTCATGGCTTTATAGGCCTCGCGACCACCACTACTCCAGTTAGCAACAATATCGACCATCGATTGAGGCTTCGATGTTGAGCCACCTACATTACCTTGACTGCCAGAGCCTCCAGCAGAAGCCCTCACAAAATGGGGATTAGTAGTCAAAAACTCTGTAACCATTTCATCAACGGATAACAGATCACCTTTATCATTGTAGCGCGGTGTTCCGTTACCGTCTAGCACTTCTACAGTGCCATCTTCTGATAGGCGTGTACTGCCCTTCAAAAGTGCGGCTACCTGTGCAGTATCAACAGCATTATTTCTACTCGCTGAGCTAGTCAACGCACCATCTATTAGCGTTTCCTGTAGCTTTCGCTTATAACTCTGGATCTCTGCATCTTTCTTCTCGACTGTTTGTTTCAAGATCGTATCGAACTCGCCACGTTGCTTTTGTGCTTCCAGTTCCGCTTCTTCGCGCTTCTGAATTAGCTCTCTAGCTTCGTCAAGGTTAACGCCTTGTAGTTTCTTATCGAATTTTCTTTGCTCTCTAGCAACTCGATCAGCCACTATGCGATCTAGTTCATCTTGTGTAAACGTCTTGGCCTGAGTTTCTACTGCCGCTGTCTCAGTTTCAGCTTCTACGGTTTCCATGACTTCTTCGCTCATGTTACGAACCTCTAAAAGAGTAGTTGGTGAATTGTTAGTTTAACATATCATTTTTTTGTCTTGCGTTTCTTCTTTTTTGGTCTACCGACCTTTGATCCATATGTACCTTTTCCGCTTGGCATAATACACCTCTTAGTCAAATACTGGTCTAAATCTATGGCGGCAATTATAGCCACCAGCTGTAGCAAACGCGTTAGAACTGCTTTTGCCAGCCCATTCGCCTTGCCATATTTCTTTTATCTCATCAATTGTGTAGGTCTTGTTAACGTGCTTAGCACAAAAGTCGCGTGTCACCTCATCATCTGCGCCACGATACGTAAACTTATCAGCACCAGAATCTAATGCAACTTTAGCGTTGATAGTCCTGTCAAACTGTGTGAGCGAATCATGCACTTGTTGTTTCACATACCTACTCATGCCTTCGCCAACAGTAGCTTTAACTGCGGCAACACTAGCCGCAAAAGTTGTACCTGTTAATGTGCTTTCATAAACTTGCTTTGCCAGCACATCTAAATACTCTACGCCTAAATCTTCTAAGCCTTGAAACGACATTCTCTGTAGCTGACTAATAATATCGCGATCAAGTTCAACAATATCGCCATATGTTCCTAGCATTGCTACTGCATCATCAGCTACGTTAGTATAGTCCCTGATTATGCTATCTACCTCAGTCAAATATTCTTCTGTGATAGCCTTACGTAATTCTGTTCTAGCGTTTAATGCCCATTCTAAGTCAAACAGCTGACCATCTTGTAGCGGTGCTGTAGCCATAAGGTCAGCAACCCTATTCTCCAACTTAACCAATGCAGAGGCTATTCTTTCTTCATGCCTTTCAGCTAACCGCTCAACAATGTTGTAGTGGTCAGTATCAGCCGCCATTAGTTATCTCATCTGCAAAATTGCCAATTCTTTGTGCCCCAGATTCAATCTCGGTATGTGCTTTTACTAGGTTTTCGTCATCAAGCAATAAGTCAGCAATCTTCTTATCAATCTCTTGCGACAAGGTTTCTGACTGTACGCCAGTAGCTCTCATCTGCTGTAGGAACAAAAGCTCTTTATCGTAGTCTCTAAGATCAAACGCATCAGGGTAGAATATCTCGACATCGTTAGTCACTCCCTGCCACTGACAGAAGAAGTCCCATATCTGCTCCTCAGCAAGCTCTAGGATGTCAGCCTTTTCAGATAGCTTGGCATTAAGCATTTGGAATTCCGTCTGCATAGCTACGCCAGACTGTGTCAGAGCCTCTGTGCCACGCACTGCGCCCATGTGAGCCATGCGATTAATGGCCTCTACCTTATCAGAAATGCTCGCTCTAACAGCATCTAGGTTCTGCCCACTAGGTTGCATCTGGTACGGCTTTAGTGCGCCATCCATATCATCAGGCAAGTTAATAACTGCTCCTGCCCCTGCGCTTGCATCGGTTTCGTAGGTCTTAACCAGTGTGGGATGGTTAGAGATTCGGATAAGTTGCTCAATCTCTGATAGCTCCTGATAGACTGCCCTTTGCATATAAGCTATGTCTGATAAATCGCTAATACCAATGCCGCGAATTACAGAGCGATTAGCAGGTAAGAAAATAGCAGGAATCTTTCCTAAAGCGTTTGGAATAGTCTCTAGCTTAGTTTCGTTATCGTTGGTGGCCTTCCAAGTCTCAATAGAATCCTCAGTCCATACTCGATAATAGGTCTCTGTCTCGGTATCGCTAATGCGATCAACTGACTCTCTGATCTTCAAGTAGACCAGTTTATGCTTACCACTGGCCATTCTTTCATAACGCCAATCAAATACATTCTCAGGCGTAAACATCGTCATGTAGGGGCGAATCTCTTGCGCCAGTTCTTCTGCTCTTGTTGCGGCATTACTCTGCGGCTTGTCGATCATTAACCATACATGGCCGTAGACACTAGCCCAGACTTGCGCCTGTCGCATAAACGCATCAAAGCTCCGACCATCTAGGTCAGCATCTTTCAAAAATGGCTGTAGAGCCACGTTATTAGTAAGTGTGTTATAAGCTCTGGTTGGGGGTACGCGCCACAGAAAGCTAGAGTATATATGGACTATATTTTTGCAATGGTTATCCATTGGGGTTAGATCTAGCCGCCTAGAATATTCGTCCTTGTCCTCTGCAATGTATCGGGTTAAGTAACCGCCGTCTTTATAATCTTCGCCCCCCATGTAAGAGCGCAGATAAAACTCCCAGCGTTCTTTGTTATCATCATAGTTGGGGTGCGTGTATTCAATTGTACTCATCAAGTCCACCTAGTCGGCTGTGGCACATCATATTCAGTGCGGATAGGAAACATATATTCTACCAAATAACCAAGCGCATCATTCATATGATCGAAGCCATCTTTATTCGGTTGGGATGTTCCCTCTTTGTATGTTTGTCTCTCTAAACTTTTAATAGTTTGCTTACATTTCGGGCTAATTAATAAATGCCGTTCACCATTGCCACTCAGTAAACGACTATTCACCGCATTAATTCTATCCCTGACTAATGGGTGCTGCTTCTTAACCTTAACGCTGAACCCTGCGTTTTGTAAGATCGACAAATCTGTGCGACCACCAGCGGATGTTTTTCGCTGTCTTGATGCTGGATCGGGGTAGATGATTATGTGCCGATTAGGATAACGCTCTCTAATCTCTGCAACCATTTCATCGGTATTAGATCCATACATTACGATTTCATCTATAGCCAACAAGTCCTGACCATGCCGCAAGCATATAACAGCACTCATTGGGTCTAAGTTGAAATCCATACCTATATGCAAAGTGCCACCAGTATCCTCGATATTGGTTACTGATAGTTCTCTACTAAACGCATAATATATCAAACCAGAGTAAGTAACAAATTCTGCACAATATTCCTGATTAAATGTGCGCTCGTCTAAGTCTTGTCTAGCTTGCTCTATTTCATCTTCTGGGACATTGCCACCGTCTAAGGTAGTGTATTGAAAGCTCTCCCAGCCATCTGCGCCATCTAACCCTGTAGCCCACAGATCATAAAAGTGATTGCGGCCTTTAGGCGTACCAATAAATAGAGCCGATCCCATCCTGTCACTAAGGCTTGGTCTTATTACTTCATTCCATGTCTCAGGGCGCATATCAGCAAACTCATCTAAGACAACAAAGTCTAAAGCCCTGCCTCTTAAATTATGCGGCTTTTCTGCACCCTTTAAAGCTATGGTAGAGCCATTGATCATCTTTACAGTTAGTGCTGTTTCATTCCTCTTTTTTATATATGGCTCTGGTATTGTATCTAAAAGCATATCCCACGCGATCTCTTTAGCCGCGCCATATGTCGGTGCTATATACCAACAGTTTTTATTTGCTCCACTAATAGCCGCCCTGAGTATTTCGCCAGTGCTCAAAAAGGTTTTGCCAAATCGCCTACCTGCGACTACAGTTCTAAACCTAGCAGGTGATAGAAAAATTTCACTCTGCGGCTTGGTTAATTGCATTAGGATCAATAACTATATTAATTGGCGGTATCTCTTTTACTGGCTCTACGTATTGATCACCCCAGTTCTCTCGATCCCTATTCTTTAGATAGAAAATCATTGCAGTGTTATCACCAGATTTTGCTTTTTCAAATAGAGCGTTAGTAATAACTTGCATACCTACGCTTCTACCCTTTTTTATAGCATCCGAAAACTCCGCATATTCTTGCTGGCGTTCATAAAAAGTCGTTTCGCTGATATTAAGGCAATGACATATCTGGGATACGGTAAGTCCATTAGAGGCCAAATCTTTAGCCTCTTTGCATATTTCTGGCGTGGGTATCCACTTTGTTCTTCCCATTACACTTCCGTTCCAAAAGCCTGTCGAACATTCATTATAGGATTTTTGAGGATTATATCATCCTCTACAGGTGGTAAGCCGTTATGTCTACAATCAACCGCATCCTTCCAGTATATCAGGGCAGTCTTTATCTGATGGCCAGCACTAGGGTTATCAATAAGGCTTTGAGTTATCTCATCTAGCTTAGACAGCAAATCTGTCCAGCCGTTTTCCTCGCACTCAATTATTCTCATACTCAATTGCAAGTTCATAGATCACCTCACAGGTATAGTTCTATGCTTGTCAATTATACACTATCAATAATGTGAAGCAATTATTTGCGCTTTTCGATTTGATCTCTGGGTCGTGCGGTTAAATCGTCACTAGCTATCACGCCTAAAGAAATAAGCGTAAAAATAATAATATATATCATCATGTCTCTAACAGGTAGGGGGTTTATAACAGGCGCAATTATAGAGATTTGCTAGGTTTAGCACCAATGCTGTGTAGTTATAGGGGGTATGTAGATAAGTGATCCGTTGTCGGCACAGGTGGATCAGTCCTGCTAATCGGGGGGAGGATAGCCCCTGCCTTGGATAAGCATTACATTTATTGCTTTTATGGACTTTTTAGCCAAATTCATGCAAAAGCAACATATATCATGCGAATATTAAATTGCCAAAGCTACCAGTAATGTAATTACAATAATTACTTTGTGCCAGTTCTTGCCAGTGTACTCAGCCTGTAGCCATTGCTTAAAATTAAACTGCTCAGTCTGCGCGATAGCTTTATCAGCAAATTTGTGGGCATCTGCGATTAGTTTATTTATGTTCATTTTTTTCTCCTATCTTCCCAGCGTTTCTGTTCATCATGCGTTAACACTATCATTCCATAAGTTACCACCAAGGCTATACATAAAAATAATGTGCCTACTATAAAATCAATCATCCCAAGTCCTCTTTTTATTGATTCGATCTATAAAGTAAATCGCGTCATATCCTTGCTTATCTATAAACCTCTCAAATGGCGTTTTTTTCTTCTCGATAGCAGGGTATTTTTTAGCTAATCTTTTCCATTCTTTTTCATGTTTAGATTTCATTACCATACTCCCTGTCGTGCATCTCTTGGATAACTGTGCGGAGCGTATCTTCTAAATATAAATATACATTCTCTTTGATTGTTTCAGCTAGATTAGGGTCATCTATGTCAATATCATCCATAGCCTCTGACCACCAGCAATCATCTTCTCCATATTCGTCTGGCGCATTTTCGTAACAAGTAATAAATAAAGACCTGATTATCTCGCTACTGGCAGGATTTTCGCCAAACAGCATAAGCGTAGCCATTCGGCAGCTTGCTTGTGAAAATGATGCAGGATAAATATCATCAAACCAAGTTTCATGCTCTGTTAGCCATTGGTAAACGGCCTCATCTTTAGCCTCGCAAGGGAGATCGATTATATCGCCATCCCAATCGCTATATTTGTTTTTCCAGTAGTGTACTAATTCTCTCATGATTATCCCCTTTTGATTAACAAATGCCATGCTGTAAACAGTTCTGTACATCTAAATTCTGAACATAGGCGTATATACAAAGTATAACAAAACCGCCTATCAGACCTAAAATATTTTCTCGATTAAATTTTTGTCGCTGTTCCTTGCGCTTGATGTCCATATAACTTAGTGAATATTTCATGATTTTATCCTCGATTGTTTACGGAAAAGGATGGGTATTGATGGCTACGGTGACAGTATCCTGCCCCCACTTGTCTGCAATCGCTTGATGCATCAGAGGAATTTCTTTCGTCAATTCTGCTAACAATATTCGGTCTGGACTCCAATCCCTTCTGTGAGACTTTTTAACCCTGTCGGCAACCTTACAGTGGAATTTGACTAACAAGCCGTAGTTAGCAATAGACATTGCCGCTGTCGTGTCGATATGCCGAACACGTTCTGTAGGTACGTAATAGCTCATACTGATTTCCTCATATTTGATTAATGTAAAGCTATTATTAACCATAAAAGGCAATGTGTCAACACTTTATTTAACTTTTTTTAATATTCTCCAATCCTAGCTTCTTCATTGCTGATTCTTTGCTTTAACTCTTTCTGAAATGCTATGACTTCATCTCTGTTGAATTTGTCATTAATGCGCCATGCCATGCGCTCCATTGCCTTAACTCTGCGCTCTCCGTAATTCTCGACCATCCATTCCCGATATCTCAGAACATAGTGCGCTTGTTTCATGCCCCAGCAGTTACAATGTGGACATTGGGGATGAATGTTTTCCTCAAACAGTTTAAATATTGTGCGCCCTCTAGGTATAAAGTGACCACCCTGCATATTCTTGTAGTGGTCTACTTTGCCGCAAGTAACGCACTGGCAGTATCCGTTATCATCAGAAGCCTTGAGTCTGACAAGCCGCTGTAGCAATACAGCCGCCTTCTCGACTTCTTTTGCTGTGGTTGTTTTACGCTTGCGTTTCATGATCTATCAAGAAATCAATGTAGTGTTTTGCCTTTTCTAAGTCCTCGACTCCATTCTTGTCCCTCCATCTGCACAGATATTTGATCGCGCAAGCCTCTGGGTAAGGTATCTCGTTCGCTATAATAAATTCGATGGGCTGGATCGTATAATGCTGGTAATGCCAGCCCCCGATCTGGGTTTTTAGAGCTTTCATGCTTCCTCCTCTGGAATAGGCAGCTCGATAGGATTTTTGCCAATGTTAAAATTGCAAACATTGCACAGACCAAAGGCGTTATTATCGCAATCAGTCCACATTTCCAAAGGACTGCCACATTCGCAGAATTCTCTGGTGATAACCATTGTTTTTTTCGGAAACTTAATAACATTTTTAGCACTCATTCAGTTGGCCTATTGATATTTTGACTCTTGAATCTTCGCCATAGTCTTTATGATAAACCACGGCAGTCATAGAGCGTTCTGCGCCATACCCAGAATCGCTGTGCCACTGGTCAGTAGCCGTTAAGCTACCCCACCAACTGAATTGCATTGATCCGCATTCTCGCTCTACATGGTGGTGGATATGCCCCAGATGGCAGTAGCGGTTCTTGTGCGCCGACCATTGATCATCTAAATTCTTAATGACTGTTTGCAAGATCTGCTCTGGCTTTATCCTATCGCCATGATGGTACACAAACATATTATTACCCCACTCCCAATGCAAGAACTTAGAATAATTCTCAAGCACTTTTAGTCGCGGCTCTTTCTGGTACATTAGCTCTATACAGGTCGATAGATGGCAAGCCATATCGTAGTCATGGTTGCCTCTGACATTTATCACCACCACTTCTTTATGCACCTGTAGTAGTCTGTCAATTAGGATTTGGAACAATTGCCCTGCCAGCTTGAAAGTCTTGCCTATCCTAGTGTCCACATCAACTGGCGTTCCTTTGGTTGTCGTATTTGCGCTAGAATCAGCATGAAAAAAATCTCCAACATTAACTAAAACGCCTGTTTTAGCATTGCCAACTCTGGTAGCCAATCTATCAACTGCATCTATTAGAACCTTTGTAGCTATCTTAATATCCCAATCATCATCATCTAGCTTCATGGCGGCATCTGCTAACATACCAAAGTGATGGTCACCTATCATATACATAGCGCAATAGTCATTATTTGCGCTTTTAGGGGGCTTAGATTTGGTTTTAAGGCCAGATATATCATCACTAAGGCCATCAACCATTGCTTCTATTTTTTGCCTTAGATCGCGTTTTTCTGGCTCTTGAATCACCCACTGTAGTTTGACTGATCCGTCATCCCCATAGGCGGTAGATATTCTTTTCGCTTCAAATCCTTCTGCTGTTTGGTGGGTCAAGTCTCGATGGGGGGCTATACCTCTTTGCGCGGCTTTAGCCTCTAGTTTGTTAATTATTCTATCAACAGTCCTGCGATTAATGCCAAGTGCTTTCGCTGCTTTGTTATTGCTTCCATTCAGCTTGACTGCGTTTAATACTTCTATTTGTTTATCGTTAGCTGCAAACTCATATAGCGTTTTGATGTTAACTTGCATGGTTAACTCTCCTGTCGGCTTTTTAGTTCTGCGTACTCACTTTCTGCTGGGATGGTTAGGTTTATCCCCTGATCTAAAGCCCAATGATAGCACTGATCCATAAAATGCACCATGTCACCTTTATTTAGATCACTGGTGCGCTTTATCTGCCCCTCTATCTTTTGGTTTTTAATCTGAAAATCATTAGTTCCTAAAAACCTTCTTTTCAACCAGAGCTTCCATGCTTCTTCTGCATCTCCTTCTGTAACCTTAACGCCCTTGCGCTCCATGCCTGTTTTAATCTCCCTTACCCAGATATGCAATAAGGCGTTCTGGCTTAAGCTTCTAGGATTCTGATAAGGCTCTAACTTAATACATAAAGGTCGATCATAATCCCAGTTTAGTACTCTATCTTTTAAGTACCTTAGTTTGTGCTCAGTTTCTTCTTTAGAAAAAACCTTAACATGGTCGCCACTGCTCATAAGGATCTACGCATCCACATATCAGATAGTCTTTCCTGCGGTGTTTCTAAAGTAGGCATAAAGTGTGTCTTTTTTCTCTCGCTTCTAGGCTTTGGAAATATTTTATTATCGTCAATAATCGTATGCTTGCCGATCCTATTTCTCATGGCAGTTTGTGTAACCCCTGCTATCTCAGACAGCTCCTTGTAAGTATAAAATTTTCCATGAACCAGCTTGTCTGATTTACCTATGTATTTAATCAGCTTAATATTTTTATGCACTTCTTATTTCTCCATCGTAGTAGTAGCCCAGTTTGGTTAAATAATATTGCTTCATTTGCTCCACTTGGCTAGGGTTTACCCAAGTTATATCTGCCATCTGCATCTCTACTGTTTTGCTTCGCAAGTTAGTTTTAAACTTTCTAGCTTGCGGAGAGCCTCCCTTATCCTGCGCTCTAGCTAACCATGAATTTATAAATCTTTTAATCCCTTGCTTCGTTTTGCGTTTAGCTGGGTTAGCGTCACACCATGATTCCATTGCCATCAATTCTTGCTGAACATTAACTGCCTGATAGGTTCGCTGCCATGCAATTATATCTCCCTGATCTGGCGTGTAGTTTTCACCTGTATTAAGCAGCATTAGAACCTCCTAGCGAATATTCTGCGACACTGCACTTTTCATCATATCTGTTTAATACAGTAATCATCTTTTTGTTAATTAAATGGCCAGCTTCTTTTAGGTCGTAAATCCTACTAGCTAACCTTGTTATTCCTAACTCATTAAAAGCATTTAATGTGGTTATGGTTTTGCCAGTTTGTAAATATTCCAAAATTCTTTCTTGCTGTGTCATGGTTTGTCTCCTATTAAGTTTTTAAATATATGTGCAATTACATCCACAGTCCACCCATTGCCTAACATCTTGTAACGCTGAGTATTAGAATTGCCATGTGTATTCTCCTTTATAATCTATCAGTGATTAAAATTCTTTTTTTGTTTGCACCGTCAGGCTTGACAAATCTTTCTGCTATCTTTTCAGCAGTGTCCCATTTAAGACTTATGCTTTTTCTGTTTGCTGGTAAACCTGCTGTTTCTCCAATGTTTACCCAGTTGTCTGCCAAATACACACTGCCTTTTTTGTCTGCACCAATTGTGGTCACAATAGCCAATAAATTATCACCATAACGGTTATACCAGTCTGCTTTTGCTCTCCCTCTAATTGCTTTTAGTATTTGACTGCCAAAATTGCGGTGTGGACTGTTTGCTATACAAAAGCGTTTGTTATCTGCAACACTGTTAAACATTTTGTCAAACTGTTTCTGACCAACATCAAAATAATTTAAGATGCTTTTAGGGGTAGGCTTAAAGCCAGAACCTAACCAGAATGTAGCACAATCTACTCCATTATATGAGATAATGTATTTTATACAGCGGCCTACCACCCTAGGTGTGCTGACATAACTGTGATATGTCATCACAATATGGTTTGCTATATCTTTATCAGCCTTTGTTTCAGCAATGCGTATATTCATCATAATCTCCTATGCGTAATAGTTATCAACTTTTATACCTAATCTTTCTAGTGCGATACGACCACAAGCCATACCATCGAATAAACTTAAAACATTCATTTGAATTTCCTATGGCTCGGCAAGCCTCGCCTGTAATTTTAAAAATTTATTTGTATATATTTAAGTATATATACACCCACTTTTCACCCTTTAACTACGCAGAGCTAAATTTTCGATCTGAGGGCAAAGCAACTCAGCGGCTTAGTCGTAATCGTATCGGATATCCAACCTATCCATCCGCAGAAACCGATCTGCTTTTGGGGCTATGTCTGGAGGGTCAACCACGCTCTGATGTTTAATTTAAGGTGCTCATCAGCCTCTAGCCCGATTACTAGTGCGATAAGAAAGGTATAAAGACAATATTTAGATATGTTATTATGATCTTTCTGTATCCGCACATACAGTATTACTCATCTAAATGAGTTTGTAAAGCCCCTTAATTGGGGCTTTATTTTACAGCTTGATAAATTCCTCCAAGCCATAACCTAGCGCCCGAGATACCCTAATAGCAGTATCTAGCCTACAATTTTTTTTACTGCGCCAGATATTTATCTGCTGGCGGTGTACGCCTAACATCCTTGATAGCTCTGCGCTACTAATCCCTTTCATTTGTTGTGCTACTCTTAGCGAGTTTCCGAAATCTAGCATTTTTGCCACCCTTGTGTTAAATTTGCAATGATGCTTTCCCCGAGCATCTCTCCTATGGTTTACCCTCCCCTTCGGGGGAGGGGTTTTTTATCTAAAATGGGATATCATCATCCTGAAAATCAGCCTGAGATTCCTGCTGTGGCTTGCTAGGCGGCAATCCATCTTCCTGCCAGACCACCTTGCTATTGCCAAGTATGTTTCCCTGTATCCCTGCCTCCTTTTCTTCTAAGGTAATCTGCTCTGCAATAAAGCCATGATCGCCATACTTGCCCTCTTTGGTTGTATCTACAAAAGTAGTCAGCGACAAATACTTCCCATATGTTCCATCTTGGCGTTTCTTGCCCATTTTTAATCGTTCTTTGTCTATCTTAGTTACATCAATTGACATATTAATTCTAGCTTTCATGTTGCCTCCTATCTGGCTTCTCTAAACTCTGTGGTTTTCATTGTGGCGCGTTCTTCTGTAGTGAATACGCCTCCTTTGCTTGGTGCTTTCCATAGCAGTTGCTTCTCCGTATCTGTTAGCTCTGACCATGCCTCATTAGCTGTAGCCAGATCACCTGTGGCGATTCCATCTTTTATAGCGTGAACGCTAGGCATTAAGTCCATAACCATATCTTGATACTTTTCCTGCTCTGACTTTTCGCCTCTCAGCATAGCCGCTTCTGCATCATCATCTGCTGTGGGTATTCCTGCGATACTCTGTAGCGCGTATCGTCTAGCATAAGTGATTGCTGATCCTGCGGCCTGTGGGTCACGCTTTACGATTGGCAGGATATAAGACATCTCTAGCCATTGCCCCGATATGTGCATAAGCCTCGTTGATACGCCCACGCCAGTCTCGTCACTGACAGGGAACTGCGTATAGCTTAATCCGTTATCAGCAAAAGGCTGTTTAATAGCTTTTATGACAGAAGTTAGGTCTGCATAGCTTGACTTAAAGAATGGGTTGGCACTGTCCTTAACAGCACCGCCCATCTGTGATTGCGCTTGATGTAGCGCACTAGCTAGCTCGTTGATTTGTTCGCTTGATCTCATTGCCTTCTCCCATGATGGTTAAAAATTGTTGCTCGGAATACCATGTTGCGGATTGCTCTTTTGCATAGGCATCAGCATAGCCGTTGTAGTATTCTCCCGATTCGCACTCTCGCGCTCTATGACCATGTATGCAGTCATACTCGCCCTGCTCATAGTCGGTTAGTTTAAAGTCTTTCATATTGTCACCTACTCTGTTTGATTAATGTCAAGCCATTAAACCACACAATATGACAAAAGTAAACTATTTATTTAACTTTAGGCAAAAAAAAGCCCCATTGAAGGGGCGTTTCGGACAAACTTTGGGGGTTTGTGTCCGCTAGTAAGACCAGATAGCTTCTTCTGGGAAATCTGGGTAATCAGGAAAATCGTCTTTTGTACAAATGTCTAAATGGATAAACCTGTTCTGGCCTTTCTGCTGTACGCCAATGCGACTAATGCCATTCGCTAGAGCCACAGAAACGACTTCTAAGGCCCTGTCTCTGCTACATAGTATATCGACTGCCTTGCCTGTCGTATGCGCTCCTAAACGCTCCTTGCGCTGTTCTATGGGATGTTTAGGAGATCTGTAACCACTAGAGATAGGAAAAGAGAAATCGCACTCTATTCTGATCTTAGTTAATAGCTCAAGAAATTCTGCATCAAAGCCATGCTCACCAGTATGCTGGCAAGCTAATTCCTTCGCGGAAAAATAGTCATTTTCTACAACTGTTGGTTCTGTTTTTTTCTTTGTCATAATTAGTCCTTAACTAAAATGCCTTCTATAAATATAGCAACTTCATTATCTGACGCGCTACTTTTAGCCTCAAAGTGGAAATCTGTTTTTTCAGCTATTTTAAAAGGGACTTGTCTATCGAAGCTCACTTGGGATGTAGCCATAGTAGCTTCTGCAACTCGGAGCGTTCTGCCAGTGCTTGTTTTACTAACATTTCTAAAGGTGATATATTTTTGCCCATTAGCGGTAGCTGATACTACATCGATTCTAAACAAATATAAGCTGTGTCCCGATGGCACTGTATATACGCACGCTTGGGTAGTTCCTATAGTTGCGCCAATGAATGCATACTTAGTGCCCCCATTAGATATAGATATATCACCAACATTAGAACCTGCTAGTATTGTTGCTGAGTTTATTCTGTAAAAAGACGCGCTAGTTGTAACTGCACTTGTACCAGTAAGGGTGACAGTCTCGCTAATCTCATCATAGTTAGCGTCTAGACCTTTGATTAAAACATCCATAGTATCGCTAGTAGATGTTGAGACCACATCCATAGTTACTGCTGAACTTGGGTAGCTATAAGCACCGCCATCATCCCACACAGTTTCAAATGCTGTTCCTACAACTTTGTTATAACCAAAGATATTTAAGGCTTCAGTGTCAAACATATTCCCTCGTGCAACGTCATAAGGGAAATGCGTAGTCGGTCTAGTTTTGTTGTACTGGTACATTACTTGCCTACTCCTTTGAATCGTTCCGCTGTTCTTGCTCCTGCCAATCCAAGCATTCCAAGTAACACTGGCATCATAGTCCCTGTGTCAGCCTGTGGGACAACTATGCCAAACGCCGCCGCAATAGGGCTGACTAAAAAGTTTACGCCAAATCCTAAAACGCATACCCAAGCACAAGCTGGCCGCCATGATGATTGAAACCAATTGCCTTTTGCTTCTTGTTTATTAACCTCAATTTGAGCTAGTGCATTTTCTTGCGCGTGTTTCTGCGCCATTGTTGCAATTTCATGCGCCAAAGCATTCTTCTGGTCTTTGTCCTCGATAAATTTATCAAGCAGACCTGTAACTGGTGCGATAAGTTGTTGCCACATACATCACCTCAATGGGTTGGATAGATAGTCCATGCCTTCCCACAGATCATCTATTTCCCTATTAATGGTATCAAGTTTCTGTTTAACATCACCCATACTATCAGAAACTAATTCTGCTTGCTTAACTGTCGCCTTCATTGCTTCCAGCTCTTGTTTCACATTGTTAATATCGTTTCTTATAAGTAACAGTTTCTCTTGTTGTTCTGATATGGTTTTAAGGTTTACGCCTAACTCTGCAAGTTTTCCCTGTAAGCGCGAAATATCGTTAACTTGTAGCTCTTGTTGAATGAGTTTAACGCTTTCATCAAGTGGTGTTATATCGGGAATCGATATACTTTCAACAGCCTCTAAGCGTGAATACAGGCTGCTGGCTGTCCATACGCCACCACCTATAGTAGAGCCTATACCTAAAACTATGGCTATCCATACACCCTTAAACGATGTGTCACCGATAGTTAGTGTGGTGTCCTCTAAGCTCATCCTTCGCTACAGCCTTCGCCTGTCATAAAACACTGATAGCCTAAATAGGTCGGGCTGGTTAGGTAAAATTCAGACTCAGACCCAGCATTAAGCACATCAGCATCAGACACATAAAAATCCATGCCAAAATTTGTGCCGTTTAGATAGACCGCAGTTGCGTTGTTTGTGCCATCCCAAGCCATCTTAACCCACTGCCTATTCGCATCATAAGTAACGGTGGCAAGGGTAGCATCAGAGTTATTATTTTCTGCGCCTGTTTGTAAGAAAGCTACAGCATCCTCGTTAGCGGCTACCCCTAAGTAAGCAGAGGCATTGTTAGCGTGTGTCTCGATGTCATCTACTGATTGGTTATAAGTATCAACTTGATCCTGCGATATGGTTAAGGCCGCCTGATTTGCAGCCACATATTCTTGGACTTCTGCCTGATCCTCTGGAGTAGCGGCTACTGAAGCTATCTCTGTTACCTCTACTACCGCAATCATATCAACAACCACTTCGGTAAACGTATCAACTGCGTTACTCATTAGCTCCAGTTCTTGCTCGGCTTTTAGGGTAAGCACTTCTTGCACATCACCATATGGCTGATAAGTAGCCATCCCTGCTAAGGCACTGTTATAGGCATCTAACTGCTCGCTGCTAATATGAACCGTACTGGAAACCGTACCATCCGTTAAGTAGCCGCCTTGATAAGAATACTCTAAAGCCGCACCGCCAAGCTGAATGCCGCTATCTATTTGATTAACAATAGCACTAGAAGCATCAATAAGATTATCCAACTCACTTGTGAGAGCTACGGAACTTATCGCTGATAGAGACAGTATCTTCGCTAATTTGATCGCTTTCATTTTCGCCTATACCTAAAATAGTATTATACCAATCAGAAGTTTTTCTGCTGTAGTCTGGAATGTAAATATCTGGTTGGCGTTTCATAACTAAAAAAGCTCTCTTGCCAACTATTAATCTACCACCAGATAGTATAGGGCAAGGCGTTCCACTAACAAACATCGACCGCCAGACCTCTAAAGATTCGCACATTCTAGCAACTGCGGCAACTTTCATTCCTAAGTCGCTCAACATTTTTGCATCCCTTCTTCGATTACAGTCAACGTCAGTCATATAACGTCCACCGCTAATCCCGACCAAGCCTGTTTGTATAGATGATCCAATGCCTTGTAAACAAGTCTCAACGCCATTGGACATATAAGAAGGGGTTATAGCAGAGCCGACAGGCATTTCTGAGCTACTGCCAGCCCCGTTATAGGTATTTGAAACCGATTTATCCTCGGTTTTATTATGGCTGTTGGTTGTGCTACCTTCGCCATTGTAAGTATTTAGAGAGCCTTCTTGCGTATTTTCAGCTAGGGATAGACCTGTCAAAAATACCAAACAGATTAAGCGTTTCACTTCTTATGTACAATTTTCTGTACTGTATCCGATTCATAAATGCGAATGCCCAGCCAAATAATAGTGAATATACTAGCTATTGGGGGCAACCAAGCCGCCATTGACATAACTCCAGTCGATGCCGCAAATACATCAACGGCTTGCTTAGTTTCTTCTTGCATCATTCTTCCTCAGATAAACTGTCCTTAATCGAATTAGCATAAGCATTAAGAAGGACATTAATTTCCTGCGCTTGCATTTCTAATTGATTAAGCTCTGCTTTTAATACATTTATGCGCTGCACTTGAGCTTTTTGTGCATCGTTCAAATCATCTTCTGTATAAGTTTTATCATCTATGGTTATCATGTTCGCTCCTAAGTAATTACGCCGCAAGCAATCTTGTTGGCTACACCTTGTGCAACTTCACCAATACGAACTAAAGTCGCATCAGCATCATAGTTACCATCTGCATCATAGCAAACATTAACAGATCGCTCATGTGTTTTATTTGTATCTGAACAAGTAAAGCGCACATTTACATCTTTGCATTCTACTTCTTCTGATATAGTTTCGCCCTCATTATCTGGATCGGGCATTGTGTTTGTACGAGTTCCAGTAAACTCTTCTAACAGTTCGTATGTTACTGACATTGCATAAACCTCTAGTTATTTTCTAAGTTTTCGATACGCTGTTCTAACTCTTCTATCTTGGCTAATGCTTCTTGCAAAGCCGCAGTAAGTAGAGGGGTTAGCTTGGATTGGTCAACAGCTTGGTAAAAAGGATTGCCATCTTCATCAAATCCGTCTTTCTCACCTGCAACGGCTTCTGGCAAATGCTCTTGTAATTCATGAGCAAGGAAACCATCGACAGTTCTGCTTGGATCATCTATAAAGTTAAATCTCTTAACAGGTAAAAGTTTAACCCTTTCTGATGCGCCCTCTAAGGGCACTATATTTTCTTTCAGTCGGTAATCAGAGGATGTACCGTAGATCATGCTACTGCCTGAATGATAGATCAAGCCGTAGTTTGATGAGCCTGTATTATTTTGGAAATAACAAAAGGTGAAACCATAGTTGCCATTAGCGCGATATTTAATCGGCTTAGATTGCATGGTAATAGTTCCGCTCGCAGTATCATCTGCATCTGATCTTAATAGTGAGCCGCCTTGTATGCCATCTAAAGTATCAGCATCTAACCCTGAGCCAGAGCCGTCGTTGCCTGAGTGCCACACTGCGTTGCCAGCTTGACTAATAGTGCCAGTAACATTTAACGGGCTGTTAATCCACGAGCCGTTGTACGATATCCGCGCATACTCACCTGCTGATCCAACGGTGTCGTTAAATCTAACCCATCTAGAATTTAAATTTAAGTCATCTGCTGGTTGTATTGTTATATCGCCACCACCGTGACTCGCCCCTCCTTTTATAAAATGACTGCCGTTACCAAAGTTTATTTGACCTGAGTTTGGAAGGGTGAGATTCCCAGTAAGCGTACCGCCAGACTTTTGCAAGAAACTACTAGCCTGAATACCATCTACAGTATCAGCATCTAAGCCTGAGCCTGAGCCATCGTTGCCAGCTGTCCACATTTTATTCCACGAATACCAAGTTCCAGATTGTTGCGCCCTGTGGTACATATTTTCATCAGAGCTAAATGCAATTTGATGTCGATAATTAGAAGAGTGTAGATTTGCAGTAAGTACAGCGTTTGCATTATCGTTGACGGGGGGTTTATTGGTTGAACTGGAGCTGAAATGCTCGTAGCTCATTTGGTAATCGCCAGACTGAACCGTATCTAGGTTCACCGTCTGCCAAGTACTGACTAGCTTCTCATGGTTATGTGAAGAAGACGCAAACGCAGATGCGTGCTGACCGTCTAATAGGTCAGCGTCTAACCCTGAGCCTGAGCCGTCGTTGCCACTAGTCCAAACTTTATACCAGCCTCCCCATGAGCCGCTGTACCTTGACCTAAACGCGAGATTTGATCCCGTATACGGAATTGCAAATTGCGTCATGTTTTGGGTGTCGCCATACCCTGCGTATGTGAAAGTAAATGGGTGGTAATAGCTAGTGCCGCCATAGTTTGACGGCCCGTTTGAGTGAGACCCTAACAAAAGAGTGTAGCCATTGCCGCTTCGTGCATTTGACGAATGGTTCCAGTCCGTCGTTCCACTTGTTGTAACTGCGCCAAATCCACCATATAACTGACCATTCATATGGTCGCTGGCATCACTCCTCAAGAAACTACCAGCATGAACCCCGTCTACAGTATCAGCATCTAAACCTGAACCAGAGCCATCGTTGCCGCTAGTCCAAACTTTATTTGAATCCCAGTTCAATACACCAGCAGAGGTTGTTTCTAAAGCCCAGTTATTACCTGCAACTGCTGTTGTACCTTCATGCAAGAAAATCGTGCCAGTACGTTGAAAGCCGTTGACTTGTAATGCGGCAGATGAAGCTGTTATCTGACTACCGCCTAAATATAACTTGTTGCCTGTTATTGTATGGCTAAAGCTGTCATTTGCATCACTACGCAAAAAGCTACTAGCCTGAATACCATCCACAGTATCAGCATCTAAACCTGAACCAGAGCCATCGTTGCCTGCTGTCCAAATCTTATTACCCGCATTTAAAAGCTCCCCATCTTGTTTTATTTGAAAGGCTTCTATCTGCGTGGATGCATTTTGATTGTCTGAAAAAATAGAGAAACTGTTTTCGTTACTAGACCGCGTCCCCATGTACTTAACAGTAAACCCGTGATTAGCGTCATCATTTGTTGCAGCGTTTGCGTTACAACGCCAGAGTGTTGTATCTGAACTACCATTGCCGCCTGTTCGCAGGAATACACCATCGTTTGGAGTATAGGTAATCGTACCAGTAGTACTATCATTAGCATCGCTTCTTAAGAAGCTACTGGCTTGAATACCATCTACAGTGTCTGCATCAAGACCAGAACCACTGCCGTCTACGGTTTTGATTTTTGTTAAGACATCCGAAGCTGTATAAGAACTAGAAGCTAACTTCGCATCTAACGCAGACTGTAAGCCATCGACATTGGAGATGACATGGTTGTGAGAGTCGTCAGCTATTGTGGCTGTAAGAGAAGCATTAGCCGAACCATCCCAAGATACACTTCCAGTAACATCACCAGTTAGGCTAAGTGTTCGTGCAGTTGTCCACTTGTCAGCATTAGGATGATAGTTATCTGCAAATACTCTTTGACCTGTTCCCCATGTACTTGCATTCCATGCACCGTGCCAAATATACATCTCTGGATTTCCTGATGCGTTGCCTTTATCAAAACTTATGGCATTCGCACCACCACCCGATGAATCTGAGTAAGTATCAAAAACTAATATATCGTGATAATTGCCATCATCACTGCCAGTCATACCACCTTTAGTTCCAAAGAAAGGTTTTATTGCTTGAACTGAACCTGCAATACCAGAGGTATTTGGCTTCATATCTCTGTCATCAGTTGAGTCTAATCTATGATGGTTATGTGAATCATCGGCAACAGTAACATTAATGCTTGTAGTTCCTGAGCCACTAACATCACCAGACAGCGTAATAGTTTGGTTGCCAGTTAAATAACCAGCAGAAGCATGGTTACCCCAACCGTAAGCAGTATCCCAGTTAGCATCTTTTCGAGTTCCTCCGCCAGTACCAGAGCTTGGCTTAGAGTAGATGCCTTCCTTATACATTAGCTTGCCGTCAGCTAAGAGCGTCATGCTTGATTCGCTTGAGCTGAACACAAAGGCATTACCTGAGCCGTAAGACGCTCCATCACTGTGGTAATAGGTTAAGTAGCCTTGCTGTGCATAATTTCCTGCTTGGTGGTCGCTAAACTCTATGTTCACACCAGCGCCGTTTGTAGCGGAATATAATCTTAGGGCATCAGTATCTTTTGTAATTTGGAGGGTGCCTGTTAACGTACCGCCAGAAAGTTCAAGATACCGACCATCAAGGTCAACAGTTAAATCAGTAAGAGAGCCAGTCCTGCCTGCTGTAAGAACACCTGTGCCTGTCGCAAAAGAAAGAGTATCTACATAATCATTATCCGCAGAACCACCACCAATCTCTACAACAGAATCTGAACCATCATTTTTCTTGATGTACATTTTTCCATCATAGGTGTTGATTGCTACTTCGCCGAGTTCAAGCTGAGATGTAGATGGAACTGCGCCCTGCGTAGCAGAACGCTTTAATTTGATCGTTTGTGCCATTTGGCTCTCCTGTTGCTTGCGTATATACGCAGGAGTTTATTTAAATTTAGAAAGTACCGCCATCTAGTGTGCCAGTAAAGCTACTTGCAAAGTTACCTGCTGTAAGTATTTTACTTGTAGTTGCCGCATCATTTATTGCCCAATAGTCTGCGCTTTCATCCCAGAACAAAGATACGTTAGTTGATGTGCCGCGCTCAACCTCGATACCGCCATCTTGAGATGGTGTTCCTGTTTCATCGTTGTTAAGGACAATAATGTTATCGCCAACATTTACAGTATTAGAGTTAACAGTTGTAGTAGTACCAGAGACAGTTAAGTTACCGTCAATAGTAATTGTGCCACTGCTATCGCCAATTGTTGTGTTTGTTAGCTGTGCAAGTCGAGTATTAAGATTGCCAGTGCTTACATCATCATTTGTATCTGTTGCACTAATAGTGCCATCGCCTGCAATAGCAATGTTAGTTCCTGCCGTTAATGCGGCTACTACGTTAGTGGTATCTGTAACATCTGCACTAGCTTCAATGCCGTCTAGCTTTGATTTCAACGCATCGGTGAAATTGTTCTGAGTCAATCCACCATCGCCAACAGTATATGTTGTGTCTGTCCAAGATACGTTAACAACTAAATTGTCAGAGCCGTCTTTTTGTACCTGATAGGTCTTGCCTGCAGCAGTGCTTAGGCTGTTAGCAGCTACACTTTGTGCTGTGCTTGGGATGTTCTTGTTAGCGGCTTTAGTTGCGCTATCAATAATGTCGGTATAGTAAACACCGCCAATAGTAATAGTCCCAGTAGATCCGTCTGGATGCCCAATAAATAATTTATCACTGTTAGATGAATAAGCTAATTCACCAGCAGATAATGCAGTTGGCGTAGCTGTACTGGTACTACGCTTAATCTTGATTGTTTGTGCCATTGATAGTCCTCAATACTTAAAAGCTACCTGCATCTAAAGTGTCAGAATCAGTTGTAGCATCGCCTAAAATAACTGATACCCACTCAAATACATTCGCGCTAGTTTCACGATACATCTTCAACTGATTGTCATCTGTATCGTACCATAAATCACCCTCAGACACCTGTGCGCCTGTTGGTGTATCCGTTTGTCTAAAATCTTGCCCTGCTAATTGTTCTATCGCCCCTTGTACAGTTGTCGCTGTAACTGTGCCAGTAGGCGTTACTGTAACTACTGAACCATCTAATGCAGGGATTGCAGTACTTACAGTTATTATTTCAGTTTCTTCGGCAGGCGATATAACTACATCATCTGTTGATATAGATATATTGTTTAAAACATTGTTAACCGCCACCGAAATAGTCACTACCTAGTCACCTCTTGTGTCAGATTAACCTCGCCTTGCATTATTCTTGTAACTATTGCATCACTTGCAGTAAAGATTTCTAAGTCATAAAAATAACGCCCTGCGCTCAATGCTTTAGTCGTTGCGTTAGGTAATTCTATTTTTATAACACCGTTAGTTGGTGTCGGAATCGAGCAGGTAAATGTAGCAGATACATCAGCAGATGTTTTTACCTTTCGCATTTGCGCTCTAGCTGAATAACCAGTGAGATTCTTTGCACTGCCATTTTCAGACAAGGTAAATTCAACAGCAAAATCTGAACCTTGATCGATTACTAAATTATATTCTGCGGCACTCATAATTATCACATTTTAATCTTGTTAAATTGCATTGTAGCACTAACGTTGCTTTATCGCTAAAAGGCTTATGTAGCATCAAGCCACGCAAACTTTTCCATTACTAGCTCACTATCTTCATTTGGCGTTAATTGTTGCATGAATAACGTAGCAATATCATCACGCGAGCTAAGTGCTTCTCTTAAAATAAATATTGCATCGTTAGCATCAGCAATAGAATTGCAAGACTCAGTAATAGTGTCTGCACCTGATTTAGTAGTATAACCAATATCAATCAACTTATTAACTCCATTGTACCAGTTAGTCTTACAAATTTAGGCGTTACAGTCGTATATGTCGTTGGCGCGAGTACTTGTAATCTAAAATCAGTCTTTGTGCTAGTAGATGTAAACATCAAATTAATATATTCATGCGCTTTCACTGTTGCGTAGCTTGGTGAGTATATGCTAATTTGCTCTTTATCAACCATGCTGTACCATACCCCTGCTGAAAGCCATCTAAAAGGGTGGTAGTATAAAGTTTCGCCAGTTTGCAATACTTGTGAACTATGTGACATAGAAATATAAGTCCTATCATTTGCATCATCATAATAAAGACCAGTTATAGTAGCAGTTGTAGATGGACTAGAACTGTCTGCAACTGCGCCAACATAATCCATTGACCCCGTATGATCGCCTGACAGGTAAATTGTAGAGGCTAGTGAGCCGCTTTGCGATACTGTAACACCACCTGTTGCACCAATTTGAACCGCGCTACCGCCTTTGCTTTTAATTTGTATATTAGCAGAAATAGGTTGCACTCTATTAGTGCCTGTGCCATTAGCTACTGTGTAGTCAAATCGCAAACTGACCTTTGGTTTTTTTGATATTAAATCTGGAGCGTGTAATGTAAACACTGGAGAGTTATGCGCTGTAGTAGTTAGCGTTTGATTCTCATAAATCATTATTGGATAAACTTCACTCACATCACCTGTAAGCTTGCTAACAGCAATGGTATCTGCCGCAATCTGCGCGCCAGTGATTGTACTAGCCGCTATTTCTGTTGCAGTGATTGTGCCTGATACTATCTCTACAGCTGTGATCGAATTAGCCGCTATAGAATCCTGATTGACTGCATCGGTAGCAATAAGAGCATTAGTAACCGCATCATTTACAATCTTAGCTGTGGTTATAGCTCCTGAACTTATTTGTGTCGTATCTACACCACCATTCTTAATAATAAGATTGCCACTGCCATCAGTGTCTAAGGTTACACCGTCAATCTGTAGTCTATCTGCACTAAGTTCACCTGCTGTTATGTTATCTGCATTTATATTTGTAACTGTGATACTTGAGGCATCTATTGTCCCTGCTGTTATTTTGTCGGCTGATAAAGAATCAATCTTAGCATTAGTTATTGCCGCATCCGCAATATTAGCTGTAGCGATTGTGCCATCAATTATAAGATCGCCAGTTACAAAATCATCATCTGCATCCCAGCTACTTGTGGAGGCGTTATAAGTCCACGCATGGGTAGAATCTGGCGTAGTTGAAGTATCTTTGGTTATAACGGCATCTTTATCCTTTGGATCGCGCCCTGCCGCTGTAGTAAATTCTGCTGTAGTAGGAGCGTTGGCATTGGCCTTAGTGATTCTGTATATGCTTGGCACTTTAGGAGCAAAGTCAGCAGGGGTAGTATCTGTCCCACTTAGCCCTGTACTTTTTACGCCAAGCTCATTAATCGCATAAACAATAACTTCATAAGTTTTATTTGGTAATACGCCTGTGATAACAAATGGCGATCCTAATGTGGTCTGCTTATAGACCTGTCCGCTATCCGTGGTGTTCTGCCAAGTTATTTCATATCTATCAGTAAAGGCATCATCAGGAGCAGTCCAAGATACTTCAATAGTACCGACTACAGTGCCATCATCATTAACAGTAGTATCAGGCGTTAATACTAATGGCGATTGCGCTGGCTGCGCTGTTTTGCCATCGTACAAGGTAACTGTACCGCCTACAGTAAAATCAAGCTCATCACTAGTATTCCATGTGTAAGCGGCTGAATCGTTCTCAATAGCTTCTATTTCTACAGCTAATCCAGTCTCTTGGTCTAAGATTAAGTTATAGTTAATAATCTCGAATATCTTATTAGTATATCCCAGACGGGTATTGCTCAAGCGGATATTGTCGCCAACTTTAACTTTAAGCCCTGTCAGGTTCAGGCGCATTTTAACGGTAGTCTGTAGCCTACTCTTTAACATCGTCAGCCTAGCAATCCGCTGCGCTCTGATGTTGTTAGTAGTCATTGGCAGAGCCATATCAAGGTATATGGTCTCGCCATCTGCGGTGGCATAAGTACTACTAACCTGTGAGGGATAGTCAGCCACTACAAAGTTTTCTTCTTCGCTAACAAAGCTGCCTTTTACAGCGTTATAGATATTTCTTCGGCTTTGCTTAGTAATTACCTCTAGTGGAGCTATTAGATTATCTTCGTTAATATCTAGGCTAGGTGATTGATATGCGTGGGCAGTCATTACATATTTGCCGCCCACTAAAGTTAGTGTGCCAATCATAGAAGATAGGATATTTTCTATATTAGCTTTATGGGTATTCGCGGTGTCCAGTACGCCATCACAGGTATATCGTTTCTGTGTGCCGCCAGCATCTAAAGAAACATCTTCATCACAAATATCAGCGGCATCTACCACAGACTGTAGATCAATATTATCTATAGATTCGCCTAAACCATACTTTTCATTAGTTAAATAATCTAAAAGTATAATTGCTGGATTTGTTGTATAGCCTTCCTCACTCCATGATCCAGTAGGTCTATGATATGAGTCACCGACACTAGAGTCATAATAACTAGATGTGCTGTCTTGTCTTGGATCGTAAGCTCTACTTCCTTTTACAATGACACTAATATTTGGAACGCCACTGGTGAAAACTTCGGGATCATATTTTAACTTAACTACTAGGGCGGCATTGCCGCTAATCTTATGATTGGCAGTCCAGCCAGTTATATTCCCAGCCAGAGTTGATACTGCATCGGTATCTGATCCATATATAAATTCATGTTCTACATAATTAAACCAAGTCCCTTGATAAAATGGCCTATCCCAGATTTTTTCATCATTAAAATAGATTTCTTCAAATTCTTCTATCCTATGCCCTGCAATCGCAATAACCATCGTCAGATATTTGTTATCAGTTCCGCTAGACCCTATTGCAATTACTGTGCCGCCAATTCTTGAGCGACCATATATCATTTTTTTTGGAGATTGTGGATCGCGCACATTGAAATTAAGGCCACGCATTTGATCAAAGCTTGGCTTCGGCATCAACGCTCGACTAACAGCAGATAGCCCTGCGCCTACAGCAAATGCTAGTGCGACTTTTGCAAAAACAATCTTGCCAATCCCTGCCTGTATCGCATACGTTGCCGCTGAAGCTAATCCTGCTACTAATGATACTGCCATTTATTCACCTAAATACTTAGAGTATATGCGCTCTATTAAATCAAATTGCATTCCAACCATTAGATTATCAAAAGGCAGATGTACCTTCGTATTAATATTTAGCAAAGATACCCCATTGTCACTGCACCAATCTTCTGCGTATTTTATCAACTTGTAACCTGTCGCACCTGCCCTAGAGTCTGGGGTGACAAAAACAATATCACAGATAGCAAAAACATGGTCTTTGTAGTGCATCGAACGGCTAACAGTCAAAATAAAATAACCAACTAATTTCCCTTCATCTCTTGCTGTAAAGATTTTAAGAATACCAGCAGCATCTAGCGCAGCGTATTGTTCCCAATCTGGGTTCAGCTTTATCTTGCCTTTATTTAAAGCAACCAGTTCCCAGTGCTCTTCGATTAGTGGCTGAATATCCTCTTTGACATTAGCCAAGCATTCTAATCCAAACTGCATTGACATTTACCAATTAAAATTTAAACTCATGCCAGTATTTTGCACGCCGCCAACAGTGCTAGATTTCCTGCCCCAGACTATTTCCTTCTCTTGTATTTTTGCCACAAATTCAAATCCTTCATCATTAGGAAAATCTAATTTCTGATCGCTATCTGTATATCTGCGTTCTTTTGTTTTCTCTAGCTGTAGTAACTTATTTTCTATTGCTACTGTAATAGTTGAATAATCAGCACCCTCGCTGATAGTCATAACATCCATAAAACCGCTAAAAATAGTGGCTGGATCATTAATGATAGAAGCAGTAGCATCAAACGCGCCTAAACGTATCACTACCGACCGCCCCTGATAGTCCTCATCTCTAGCCTTTTGAACCAAAGAAGTTTTAATGCCTGTTAGGGTAAGGCTTGCGCCTACTGCACCTAGATCTGTCTTTTCTTCAAAGCTAGATATGGATAAAAGATCGCCAGCACCTAAATAGGTATTGCTGTTCCAGCTTAGATCGCCATGCCCAGACCACAGATAAATAGACCCAGATGTAAAATTAAGATCAACAAGAAAGAACGGCCTAATTAAATCCGCAGTAGCGGCTGTCTGCATTCCTGAGGTTAGGTCTCTGCTCATTATAGAGCCTCAACGCAAGCAAAAGAAAAACCATACAAGGAGGCTGAATCAGTAGACCATCCTATATCGTTAGTAGCCATGCGCCATGTGCTTTTAGGCAAAGAAAAGTCTAGCGTTGCGCCACTCGCAACAACTTCCCTCATGGGTGGCTGTATAGACATTGATCCACTGCCTGTCCAATCTTCTGTCACCATATAGAGATAATTCCCTAACTGGAAATAATTCCCAGCATCAACACTTGAGCCAGTTACCGATAAGGTGTCATCTCGCACAGCAGTAGCACTGGTCAGGCTTATTGACTTTGAAATGTTGTGTAGCGGATGGCCAAAGGTAAATGTCCCAGAACGCCCTTTTAAGGCGATTATAAATGCCTCGACTGATCGTGCCTCTGTGTGGCTTAAAGGCGGCAGGGTGATCTCTGCTTCCCATCTAGCCCCACCAAAATCATGCGCCTGTTGTTCATAGCTAAAAGGCGATTCTGTAACTGCAACAGACCGCCTTAATCGCATATTGATACTTTGTATCCCGACACTCGGAAAAGCTAATGGCATTTTATGCTCCTACTAGGGACTTCGAGTAATTACCGCCCCTCATTCTAGCATCAGCCACCGCCTGTTTAGTAGCGTTTGCAATCTGTGGCATTAGTGTAGCTATCTCAGCACGTACGGTTTGCTGAACGCCTGTACTTACATTGATAGTCTGGTTAATAATAGTGCCGCCACCGCCTAACTTTTTGCTTGGAATAATCGCTCCTGACTGATTAGGCACAAACATTTCTGCACCGCGCTCACCGACCATGTATGGCTGGCCAGATTGTACTGAACCGCCTATAGCCTTCATGGAAAAAGGATCACTTGATCCCAATGCAGAGCCGTATCCAAACTCTCTGTTGGTTGCGGCTTGCGGACTAAAATAACCTGTAATCGCTCCGAATGCCGCATCGACTATGTACTTTTGTATAAGCATCTTAATCAGGCTATCTACCACGCTTTTAGCCATAGCTTTAATTGCATCAGCAAAATTAGCCGCGCCAGTAATTCCTGCGGCAAGCGAATCTGTCAATCCATCTAAACCCTGCTTCGTTAGGTTTTGTATATTTTCTTGCATTGATGGCAAAGTATCGCTCCAAGACTTAAAGCCTTTCTGAAGATTGTTTAATCCTTCTTCTGTATTTTTAAATAAATTACCTTTGCCTCCTTTTTCGCCAATAGTTTCTTGCAGTTTCAATATACTTTGAATAGTTTCATCAAAAAACTCACCAAGCCCATTTTTAACTAAAGGCTCTTGCATTTCTTTTAGCTTTTCGTCAGCCAAAATAACTTGGTACATTAATTCTTCTATTTTGTCCTTTTTGGCATCCAAGTCCTCGCCTGTCAAAATGTCCGCAAAGCTTGGCATTCCTCCAGCTTCCAGCGCAGATATTTCCCCAGCAAGCTCTGATATTTCCTCTTTAAGCCTTACAATGTTGTTTTCTTGCGACTTAATTTCAAAAGAATCGAATATATTGTTAGCTTTATTGACAAACCCAGATATTGCCTCCAAGCCCATATCTAAAGCAGAAATAATATTAGCAATAGATTGCAAAAACCCGCGAGCCAAAGACTGCGCCCATTTCTCTACGCCTCCTTCATCTTTAGCTATTTCTTGAAAAAAGCTAGTAATTCTTTCAGTAACTGCTCTGATAGCAGGAGCAAGTGCCGCGACAAATTGGTCTGTTACTCCTTTCGCTAGGCTTCTTAATTTTGTAAGTGAATCTACAGTATCTTCAACGCCTTTTGCCGCACTGCTAGACATAGTCAGTCCGAGCAACCTAGCCTCTCCAAGCATTTCTTTTAGGCCATCACTTCCTTGCGATAAGGTGTTAACTAATGCTGCACCCTCAGAATCAAATAGCTTAAAGGCTAATCTCAGTCTATCGCTTTCGCTTGTCACATTTTCAAACGCATCAGCTAAAACAATCATCCGCTTATCAAGCGGCATTCTGTTCAATTCTTGAGCATTTATGCCTAGTTCTTTGATTGCGCCTTTAGCCTCGCCTGTCCCTGCGGCGGCCTCTGCGGTTCTGCGAGTAAATCGTTGCAGAGCCATATCCATCGTCTGCGTAGATACGCCAGTGAGATCAGCGGCATAGCGCAACGCGCCTA